CCAGGTGTTGAATCGCATGATCCGTGACGGCCTTGATGTTGCTGTGTTGAGCAACTATGGCCGCGAAGGTGTGAATGGCACTTGGGCTAGTGACCACGGTGTTGTGCCTGAGTATGCCAGGGGCGCAGAACCGTATTCTCAGGATGTTACGCCGCTGAATCACTTGCATCATGTGGCCGCCGTAGAGAAGAAGAAGGGTAAGTTGCCAAATGTTTTGGTGACTCTTTACGATGTGTGGATTTTGCGTGGCGATAAGTATGCCGACCTGAACATTGCTAGTTGGACACCGATTGACCACAACCCGATTCCGCCGTTGGTGTTGGAGTGGTGCAAACGACCTAATGTGACACCGATTGCGATGAGTCGTTGGGGTCAGGCGCAGTTGGCTAAGTATGGTGTTGAGGCTGAGTTTGTGCCTCACGCTGTTGAGCCGGTGTTCAAACCGACCTTTTATGTTGATAATCAGCCTGTGCGCGATTACATGGGTTTGACGGATGACAACTTTATTGTGGGCATGAACTTTGCGAATAAGGCTTCGGGTGCGATTCACAGGAAGGCTGTTGCTGAGGCGTTTTTGGCGTTCTCAATCTTTGCGAAGGATAAGCCTGATGCTGTGCTGTATTTGCACACCGATATGTTCGGCAGTTTCGGTGGTTGGAAGTTAGATCAGTTGTTGACCAGCTGTGGTTTGCAACGGAATCAGGTTGTGTTCTGCGATCAGGTGTCTTACCGTTACGGCTATTCGCAGGAACATTTGGCTGCGTTTTATACGGCTATGGATGTTTACCTGGGCATCAGTTATGGGGAAGGTTTTGGTGTTGGCACGGTTGAGGCGCAGGCTTGTGGCACACCGGTTGTTGTGTCGGACATTTGTGCCAGCACTGAGTTGTGTGGCGATGGTTGGCTGATTGAGTGTCAGCCGCTGTGGGATGAGGCGCAGAAGTCTTGGTTTAGTGTGCCGAACATTCCGCAGACTGTGGCGGCGTTGCAGGCTGCTTATGATAGGCCGCGTGGGAAGTCGCAGAAGGCGATTGATTTTGCTGAGGGTTTTGGTGCTGAGAAGGTTTGGCGCGAATACTGGTTGCCGGTGTTGAAGAAGATTTTGCGATGATTCCTGTTTTGGGGTTTTGCACTCTGAAACGATTTGATTTGGCTGACCGGCTTCTTGCCAGCATTGATTATCCTGTTGAGCATTTGGTGGTGGTCAACAATTCAGGAACGCGCACTTGGCAACCGAAGAAGCCTGAGCTGGTCAAACACTTGTGGCACATCGAAGTTCCGTTCGGGCTTGGTTTGGTTGGGGCTTGGAATCTGATTGTGAAGGCCACACCGTATGCGCCATATTGGGTGCTGGTAAATGATGATGCTTGGTTTGAGCCTGGACAGATGGCGAATATCCCCGATCAGGTGGACACGCAGGCATTGAACTTCTTGGACATTGTGCCGCAGTGGTCGGGTGTGGTGTTTGGTGAGGGCATGGTTGAGAAGGTTGGGCTTTATGACGAGAATTTTTACCCGCTATATTTTGACGATAACGATTTGGAACGCCGCGTTGATTTGGCTGCCGTGAGCAAGAAAACCATTGCCTGCAAAATGGGTCACGATAACAGTTCTACGCTTCATAGCGGCTTCCAAAATGTGAACTCGGTGTCATACAGCAGTAATCAAAGTTTGTGGGCTGAGAACGCCGCACAAGGCCGTATAAGCGCAAATGCGTGGACACTACAAACACGAAGGGCAAATCGATGGGATTGAAACGACCAACCGTTTACACTGGCGGCACATTCGACCTGCTACATCCAGGGCATATCGCGTTCTTGGAACGCTGCCATGAGATCGGGGATGTGGTGGTGTCGTTGAACACCGATGAGTTCATTGTGGAATACAAGGGCAAAGCACCGGTGATGACTTACCGTGAACGCGAAGCAACCTTGTTGGGTTGTAAGTGGGTGGCAGCTGTTGTGCCGAACATGGGTGGTGCAGATTCGAAGCCGACCATTGAGCAGGTGCGACCTGACTATGTTGTGATCGGTAGCGATTGGGCGCGGCGTGATTACTACTATCAGATGGGTTTTGACCAGGATTGGTTGGATGAGCGCGGCATCGGTTTGGTATATCTGCCTTACACGGATGGCATCAGCACGACTGCTATAAAGGCACGGCTGACTAACGGCTAAACTAGAAGCATAGATTTTAGGAGTTTGTGTGGCGATTACTAACGGTTATGCGACTTTGGCTGATGTCAAAGCGGCGTTGCGAATAACAGACAGCATTGATGACAGTTTGCTGGAAACGGCTATTGAGTCGGCTTCGCGCCTGGTTGATGGTTTCGCTGGTCGCAACTTTTACCCGAACGGCACAGCAACCCGATTCTTCACACCAGAAGACACGATTGTTTGCGAGATTGATGACTTGATCTCGTTGAGCAGCCTTGTGGTGTCTGCCGACTTGGATGGCGTGTTTGACCAGACTTGGAACAGCACCGATTACCAGCTTGAACCTTTGAACGGCAGGGCTGATGGTTTGACTGGTTGGCCTGCTACACGGATCAGGGCTGTTGGCGATTATGTGTTTGGCACAAACATTGGTGAGGCCAGTGTGCGTGTGACTGGCACTTGGGGTTGGTCTGCTGCGCCTGTGGCTATCAAACAGGCCACCATTATTCAGAGCAGCCGAATCTTCAAACGCCTTGACTCACCGTTGGGTGTGTTGTCTGCACCAGACCTCGGCTACATCCGTGTTGGCACAAGACTTGACCCTGATGTTCAGCAGCTCGTTGAGCCGTATCGTCTGGCAAGGTTCTTGGCGTAATGGCACAGATTAGTGATCTGCGACAAGGCATCGCAACTAACCTGGCAACCATCACAGGTTTGCGCACAGGTTCGACTATTCCTGCGAATGTCAATCCACCGTTTGCGATTATTGCACCGGCATCGGTTGACTATCACAAAGCGTTCAAGAACGGCCTGTCAACTTACAACTTCACAGTGACTTTGGTTGTCGGTTTGGCTAGTGAGAGAACGGCACAGAACTCGCTGGATGCTTACTGTTCCCCAACAGGTTCTTCTAGTATTCGTGGGGCAGTAGAATTAGACAAGACACTCGGTGGTAAAGCATTTGACTGCATAGTGTCTGGCATGAGAAACTACGGCTCAATTTCACTCGGAGATAACACCTATCTGGCAGCTGAGTTTGACTTAGTTGTGCAGGCAGACTAACAAGGAGATTCAACATGGCAAAATTTGTCGCAACAGACCACAAGATTACGGTCAACGGAGTAAACCTGAGCAACTCGCTTCAGTCTGTTGATCTAACCATTCAGGCTGACGAAGTTGACACAACCACTTTTGGTGGCAACTTCAAGACCGTAACTGGCGGCCTTCTATCAGGTTCAGTGACCCTGAACTTTTACCAGGACTTCGGCAGTGCTGCCGTTGACCAGACACTCTGGCCGTTGCTTAACACTGCTGCAACTGTTGTCATTACGCCAACTAGCGCAACCGTGTCATCAACTAACCCTTCATACACTGCTGTTTGCCTCGTTTCGCAATACCAGCCGTTTGCTTCAACCGTTGGCGATCTAGCGACCCTTTCGGTCACCTGGCCAACAAGCGGCACTGTTACTCGCGCAACAGCCTAATTCTTTACCACAACTAAAAAGGAAACCAAATGAAACTCAATCTACGCGCAGAATTTTTGGATGGCAGAACCATTGACCCGATTCCGGTGATCATGCCTGACATGCTGAAATTTGAAGAGAAGTTCAATTTGTCTGTGGCCACTTTGGCTAAGTCTGAGAAACTGACACATATCGTGTTTTTGGCTTGGGCTTCGTTGAGTCGCACTAAGCAGACTGATAAGAGCTTTGAGGATTTTATTGAAACGGTTTCTGCGGTTTCTGCGAGTGAATCCGACCCAAAATAGTTGGGCTTGGCGATGAGTCTGCTCATTGGCTCATCGCCGGCCTTGCTGTTGAAACAGGTATTGCACCAAGCCTGCTAATGCAAGAATCGCCTCGGATGTTGTTTACTTTGCAACGGTATTTGATTCATCGGGCGCAACAGAGATAAAGAAAACCACCTGCCTTTTGTGACAGGTGGTTTCTTTATTCCAGCGACTATTTGGGGGAAATGTGCTGGAAGCCTGTGAGTTGGAAGTTCGGGTGTTGTAGCACTGCACCTGCGGCGAGGTCTAACATCTTCTGAATACTGGCAGCTGAGTGCCAGGTGTAATCGGCAAGATCTTCAAAGAAGTTCGTGTCTGTAATGGCGTTGTATGCCAGCGACACGACTAGGCGTTGCCAGAACTCTGACTCGGTTGGAATGTAGCCGTGATCCAACCAAAGCAATACTCGTTCAGCATCGCTTATTGTGCCGTCAATCATTCCTTCTGGCATCATCTGTGCTTCTAGTGCCACAAGTTCATCGGCTTCTTTGAGTTCGAAGTGTGTGGAATCGATGAAGTTCCAGTAGCACCAGGCGCGTGAGTAGTAGTTGGTGATTTCTACTTGACCTTCTTGGGTTTCCAGTTGCATGAGCTGCGCAACCACTGTGCCGTGCTTGTCTTCAAAAGGCTTGACCGGATTGTAAAGAATGAATCCTTCTTCCAGGTCGTAGTTGTAAATGTGTGGTTGACCTAGCACGGTTTCGATGTGCTTGTAGATTCCCATGACTACGCCGCCTTCTTGATTTCTGCCATTAGGCGCGCGCTTGACCATTTGCTGATTCGTGCGATCAGTTCAAAGTAGCTGTCGAAGTCTGGTGCTGATGTGTTTAGTTTGTTGGCTAGTTTGCCAATTTGATATGCGTTCATGATTTACCCTTTGTGCTGTTTGTTGGCCAGCGGTTCAAAGATAAGGGTTTGCTTGGCTGTTGGCAAGTTGATCCGCAGGGTTTTTAGATAACGGTTTGATAACGGGGCGGTAGAATTGACCCTATGGCCGAACCACTAACACTCCAAATCGCTAAATTCAGCGGCGCGTTGGCTGAACGCGGCGGTGCAGGTGTGGGTCAAGACATCTCGGTTACGGACATCCGTGAGCTGCAAAAGCGCATGAGGGCTATTGAGCCGCGCCTGCGAACACAGTTTGTGCGTGACATCAAGAAGATTGGTAAACCGTTAGAGTCGCAGATCAAGACTGGCATTGGCACAATCAAGCCGTTGTCTGGGATGTTGAAGGATAAGGGTCGTTTGGGTTGGGGTGTTGGCGTAAAGCCGGATAAGACCCTAATCCAGTTCAGAACTTCGGCTGGTGGTAAGTCTTTGACTACGCCGCTTTTGCGAATCAAGGTGTCTTCACCTGGCACGGTTTTGGTTGACATGGCTGGCCGTTCGGGTCGCTTTATTGGTGAGGGTCGCAGGAACGATAATGCGCCTGCCAGCACTAAGCCGCGTAATGCCAGCAAGAAGAAGGGTGATGCCTTCATTGCTAGTTTGAACAGGAAGAATGGTGCTGCGCCTTCTCGCCGCATTTGGCCTAGTGCTGAAAAGAGTTTGCCTGCGGTTCGCCGTGAGGTCGAAGTTGTTTTGGCTAACGCTTTTAGGTATTTCAACATGAAGGGTCTGTGACATGGCTGGTTCTATTTTTATTCCGCTAAAAACGGTTCTTGATAATTCGGGCATCAAGAAGGCACAGTCTGAGTTCGGCAAACTTGGTAAGTCGCTAAAAGGTGCGCTTGGTGCTGTCGGTTTGGGTCTTGGGCTTGGGGCTATCACTGCACAGTTGAACGCTGCTGGTAAGGCTGCTGCTGCTGATGCTAAGTCGCAGGCGTTGTTGGCGAACACGCTCAGGAACACCGTTGGTGCGACCAATGAGCAGATCGCAGCTGTTGAAACTTCTATCAGTGGCATGGAACGCCTGGCTGCTGTTGCCGATGATGACATTAGACCTGCGTTTGCGCAGTTGACTCGTGCCACCGGTGATGTGTCTGCTGCGACACAGTTGACCAGTTTGGCTTTGGATGTTGCTGCTGGCACAGGCCGTGATGTTGGTGCTGTTGCGATTGCGTTGGGTCGCGCCTATAACGGCAACACCACTGCACTTGCCAGGATGGGTGTAAATGTCAAGGGTGTCAATGACCCTCTCGGTGTTTTGGCCAAACAGTTCGATGGTGCTGCTGAGGCCGCCGCGAAACTAGACCCTTATCAGCGTTTAGAAATTGTGTTCGGCAACCTGCAAGAGCAGATTGGTATGGCGCTTCTTCCTTATCTAAATGAGTTGGCTGATTTCTTCAACTCGCCAGAGGGTCAAGAGCAGCTGAAACAGTTTGCCAGCGATGTTGCTGACATTGCAACCTCGGTCATTGATTTGGCTGATGCGTTGCAGTTGTCTGGTGTGTTGCAGGATTTGGCCACTTTTGTTGAACGCGCTGCTGCGTTGTCGAAACTTGATTTTGGCAAGTTGGGTCAGCAGGATGCTAATGCAGGAATGCAGAAGTATCTTGACCTTTACAAGACGAATCGCAAAGCGTATGACGAACAGATTGCGTTGCTTAGGCGTGTTGGTGGTGATCGTGCTGCGACTGAGGTTGCGCTGATTGAGGCTTTTGTCAAGAAGAATAAGCCTGCGACTGGCCAGGGTGGTTCGGTTCTTGACAGCTACTTTGGTTCGACTGGTATTCGTGGCGGTTTGGGAACTGCGCTGGTTACTGTGCGTAAAGGCACGGATGATTTAAAGAAGTCGAACACTGGTTTGAGTGCGGCGGCTAGGGCTGCTGCGGATGCTATTCAGAAGTCGATTGATGCTGCTAATGAGCAGGCTGAGGCTTACATGAAGGCGGCTGAGGCTGCTGCTGACTTTATGTCTGCGACTCGTTTGATGGTTGATGGTTTCCGTGATCTGTTCAAGGTCACACCGGAACTGGGTGCGTTTGAGCAGTCTGCTGTTGATGCGTTTAGCAACATTTTTGACACGATTGATTCGGCGTTGTCTGATGGCCTGATTTTGTCTAGCGCAGCTTCTCAGTTGCGTGAGTATGCGGCTAGTGAGCGTAAGACTTTGCAGGCGATTGCGAAGCAGCGTGATGTGTTGGCTGGCAAGGTTGATGTGGCTAGAACCATAACGGCTGGCGTTACTGGTTTGTTGAGCATCACTAACCTGCTGGAAACTTCTAGCCGTAGTGTGACTGAAACTGTGCGTTCGATTGTTGGCGGCATTGATGTTGCGGTGACTAAGACTTTTGATGTGGTTGAGTCGGGTGGCCTTGTGGATAATTTCCAGAAGTTGGTTGATAAGACTAAGGCGTTTGCTAAGAACCTGGTTGCTTTGAAGAAGTTGGGTTTGAATAAGCAGTTGTTTGCGCAGCTGGTTCAGGCTGGTGCTGATGCTGGTGGGGCTACGGCTGAGGCGATTGTGGCTGGTGGTTCGGACACTATCAGCGCGTTGAATGGTCTTTACAACGAACTTGCTTTGTCGGCTGGTGACATTGCGGCTAATGCCACTGACACGCTTTATGAGGTTGGTCAGCAGGTTGTGAGCAACGGTTTTATCGAAGGTCTGTTGTCGCAGGAGTCTGATTTGCAGAAGGCTGCACAGACCTTGGCTGATGCGTTTGCCAGCACCTTCACAACTCAGTTGCAGTTGGCTGTGGATGCGGTGTTGCCGCAGGGCAGTTCGATGATTGACCAGGTGGCTGCTGTGAACTTGTCTGGTGGCGGTGTGGGTGGCCGTGGCACAGCGTTCAACGCCGCTTCTTCGGGTCGCGCAACTATCTTCAATGTGAATGTGTCTGCCGGTGTTGTCACCGATCCGAACGGTCTAGCTCGCACGGTCATTGATTCGGTAAAGAAGTATGAACGCGCCAACGGTTCGGTCTGGGTCGCTGCCTGATGCCTGCGGTAACTGAAAAGGTTGAACTTGGTTTCGATGAGAATGGGCCAGGCAACTTCTTTATCCTTGATGACCCTGTTCAGGGTGTTTTAGACAACCCTGCCTATGTTTTGGGTGGTGGGTCGTTCTTCTACGATGTGAGCGCGTATGTGACACAGATAAGTGTGAACCGTGGCAAGAGCCGTGCGCTTGACCGTTACCAGTCGGGCGTTGTAAATGTTCAGTTCAATAACCGAAACAGGTTCTTTGACCCGACTTATGTGGCTTCGCCGTTTTATGGTCAGATTGTGCCTCGCCGCGATGTGCGCATAACTGCTAACAACGAGTTGGTGTTCTTGGGAACGACTGAGGACTGGAACTTGGATTATGCGCCGAATGGTGATTCGACTGCGACTGTTTCAGCTGCTGACGGTTTCGCGTTCTTAGCTGGTCAGACTCTAACGACTGGCACGAACCCTGTTGAGTTGTCGGGTGCGCGTGTGAATCGTGTGTTGGATTCGGCTGGTGTGGCGTGGCCTGCTGGTGCTAGAAGCATTGACACTGGCACTGCGACTTTGCAGGGTGATGCGGTTACGCCGGCTGATAACGCTTTGCAGTATTTGCAGCTGATTGAGTCTTCTGAGCCTGGCGAGTTGTTTATTGGTAAAGATGGCCGTTTGGTGTTTCAGGATCGCAACAAGGTGTTCCCTTCGGCTGCTGTGCCTTTGTTGACTGATAACGCTTCGGGGATTACTTATTCGCAGGTGCGTGTGGTTTATGGTTCGGAGTTGTTGTTTACGCAGTCTGAGGTGAGCCGCAAAGGGTCTTCGACTATTGTGCAGGCCAACGACACATCGGCTCAGTCTGACTATGGTGTGCGCACACTGACCCTGGATGGTTTGTTGCAGAACACCGATGATGCCTTGGTTGAGTTGGCCACATACTATGTGAGCCTGTATGCGCAGCCTGAGTATCGTTTTGACCAGGTTGAAATCATTTTGTCGCAGCTGTCGTTGGTTGACCAGAATAAGATTTTGGCTTTGGATTTGGGTTCGGTTGTGCAGGTGCAGTTCACACCTAATGGCATTGCACCGGCCATCACCAAGTTTGCGAGAGTTATTTCCATCGGCCACACGGCTTCGTTGGTTGATCACAAGGTGGTTCTTGGTTTGGGAACGCTGAACGCAACACTATTCCAGTTGGATGATGTGGCGTTTGGTATCCTAGACACAGGAACATTAGCGTTCTAAGGAGTTATTTTGGCTGGTTCGGGTTGGCGCACTTTCACATCGGGTGCGGTGTTGACTGCTGCTCAGGTGCAGAATTTTTTACAAGACCAGGTTGTGCAGGTTTATGCGACTACGGCTGCTAGGTCTAGTGCGCTTGGCACGGCTGTTAGCAATGGAATGATGTCGTTTATCACGACTGGTGCGCAGCTTGATTATTACAACGGTGCTGGTTGGACTGGGTTGAACTACACCAGCATTACTAACTCAACTGTTTCGGCTTACACAGTCACAGCGACTGATCACAACAGGACTTTTGTTTCGGCTTCGACTGCTGCGCAGACGATTGTTGTGCCGGATGTGTTTGAGATTGGTGAACGCTTTGATGTTGTGCGTGATGGTGCTGGCACTGTCAGCATCAACGCTGGAACTGGTGTGACTACTTGGGCTGGTGCTGGAACTGCTGGCACGGCTAAGTCGTTTGCGATGGGAACGCAGTATTCGGCGGCTTCGGTTATCAAGGTTGCGGCTAACAGTTACCGTGTTATTGGTGCGGTGGCCTAATGTCGCTTCTTCCGCTTGGCCTTCTTAGCCAGGGTGGTGGTGCTGCTGGTTTTGCTTTTGAGCTTATTTCCACGGCGGTTGGCACAGGTTCTTCTGGTGTAATAACTTTTAGTGCAATTCCTGCGACTTACAAACATTTGCAACTTCGCGTGACTATGCGAACCGACAACGCTGCCGCAACTAACACTGCTTCTGTGACTTTCAATTCAGACACGGCGGCTAACTATTCATCACACAAGTTTGGCTCAGTAAATGCTTCGACTGTGAGTTCTGGCTTGGCCTCTCAAAGCAACATGGCTTTGTATACGCTGCCAGGAAATACGCTTACAACCGGCGCGTTCTCGGCGAGCGTTTTGGAAATAGTGGATTATGCAGACACAAACAAATACAAAACGGTTCGTTTGATGACTGGTTTCAGCACACTTACGCCAAATGAAGTTAGTTTGCACTCTGGTTCTTGGCGTAGCACTTCGGCTGTGACCAGCCTCACAATTACAGCGGGGACTGGTTCTTTTTTGACTGCATCGCGTTTTTCTCTTTACGGAATTAGGGGTGCATAATGCCTGTAGGTGTTTCAGCAATTACAGCTTTGGCTAATCTGACTTTGGGTTCAGCCCAGGCAACGGTAACTTTTTCTAGCATAAGCACCGCTTATCGTGATTTGCGCCTTGTAGTTACGGGCACTTCAACTGGTGCACCATTTTTTCGCATCAATGGTGATACCACAACGAAATATAATTTGGTTGCTATTGAAGGAAACACGACTTCTGTGCAGCCAACATTTACGCTTGACAACGATCGTGCGTATTCCGCATGGAACATTTCTGCTTTTGACTCTGGTGGCGTTGGCACTTGGAATTGTGATTTTTTTGATTACGCTCAAACGGATAAACACAAATTGGCATTGACTCGGTTGACTCTTGAAAAGGCTACAAGCCTGTTTCATTATCGTTGGGCTAATACCGCAGCTATTACAAGCATCGCGTTCACAAGTTCAACAACTTGGGGTGCTGGCACTACCTTTACTCTTTACGGATTGAGTGCATAATGTTTCAAACTTTGATAGCGTCTAGCACAGTTGGTTCTGGTGGTGCTGCTAGCATCAGCTTCTCTAGCATCCCTGCTACTTACACGGATTTGAGTCTGGTTTTGTCTGCTAGGGCAACAAGCACAACGGCCACGATCACAATAGCTTTGAATGGTTCTTCGGCTTCGTTCATTGGGCTTTACATTCAGGGCAACGGCACCGCTGGTTCTTTTGCAACTTCTACCACTTTGGTTGGCCGAGCGCCTATTAGCACTGACACTGTTAGCACTTTTGGCAACCTAAGAATTTTTATGCCTAATTATGCTGGTGCTACTAACAAAACTTTTAGCGTGGATTTGGTAACTGAAAATAATGCCACGGCAGCTTTTGCACAATTATTTGGCGCTCAGTGGTCTAACACTGCTGCCATAAATCAAATCACTCTAAGTCTGGCAAACTTTGCCGAGTTTACAACTGCTTACCTTTATGGCACTCTTAAAGGTTCTGGCGGCGGCACTATCTCATAACAACTAACAAAGGAATAAAAATGGCACTAACAAAGATTGTGGTCAACTGTGAAACTGGTGTGACTGAAGAAATTGAATTGTCTGCTGACGAAATTGCGCAGCGAGAAGCGGATCTAGCACAGGCTGAAAGGAATCAGGCTGAGCGTGATGCTGAGGCTACTCGCTTGGCTGCGTTGAAGACATCAGCAAAAGCGAAACTTGTTGCTGGTGAGCCTTTGACCACCGAAGAAGCATCACTGCTCATCGGGTAAACTAGACCTGTAAACGCACCGAATCTACGCCTCGGTTTTATTTTGAGAGGCCGTAATGGATACCAACAACGACAAGATTTTGATTCAACTCGTTCGTGACATCGCTGAGGTGAAGGCGATGGTGCAGAACTATGCCGACATTGAGTTGCGTGTGCGCGAGTTGGAAAAGGCTCGTTGGAAGTCTGCTTGGGTGACTGGTTTGTTGTCTGCGGCTATTAGTTCCACTTTTGTTGCTGTTGTTATCAGGTTGGTGATTGTCTAATGTCTTGCACTTATGAGCCGTTGCGCATGAAGACTCGCGAGCGCCGTGATGAGTTGGGCAAGGCCACTATTGGTGACACTGGGAAGCCTCGTAAAAGGCCGCACCGTGGCAATGACTGGGGTGACCGTGCTGGTTCGGCTGGCAAGGACTTTTATGCGGTTCACGCTGGCAAGGTTGTTGCGATTATCAAGACCGGTGAGCTAGGCCACAGCCTGATCGTTGAGCGCATGGGTTGTGTGAACCCTAAATGCAAGGGTCGTTTCGATGAATACAACCACAGCAACCAGCCGACCAAGTTGAAGGTTGGCGACATGGTGACTCACAACACGGTTTTGAATCAGATGGGTGACATGGGTTCGCCTGGTGCTAACCACTTGCACATGAGTTCGGCTTTTGCCAAAGTGCCTCACGAAGCGCCTGTGGATAAGTTGGTTGACCTGTTCAAAGACATCGATGCTGCAACGGCTGTTAGACGGGCTGAAAAGGCTGCTGCAACGGCTTCTAAGCCACTAATTCAGAATCCAGAGGGTCAGTGATGCGTGAGAAGATAAAAACCCGTCTAAACGCCGTAGGTGGCGTTCTAGGGGCTATTGTGTGGCGTGGGTTTGGGCTGTTCCTGTTTATTTTGGGTGCTTCGGCTGGAACTGGTGCTGTTGTCGTGGGCGATTGGTTCATAGGTGTCATCATCGCATTTGCCACTCTGCTACTCGGCCTAATTTCAAGCCTGGGTTACGCCATCGCCGTAAGGGGCGAAGTCACTGAGGATGATGTGGCTAAGGCTGCTCAGGATGCTGTGCAGAAGGCCAACGAAACTAAGAAATAGTTTCGGGTGTGGCCAGTCGTTCGTGAACGGTCAAACCACCAATGATGCCGTATGGCACAGCTGCTAACAATCCCCAATCGCGACAGGGTTTCAGTAGCGGACATTCTGCGCACAGGTTCTTTGCGACCTTTTCGGCCATGTCATACATTTCTGGGTCTTCAAATTCTTCGGGGTAGAACACTTGTGGTAGTTCTTCGCATGGCGATCCACCGTTGTCGCGTTGCAGTTCCATAAGCCGTTTGTAGGCGTTATCTGCTGTTTGTCGGTGGGTGGCCATAACATAAACCCTAACTGCGAGAAGGGTATTTTATGGCAAAGTTTTTAGGCAAGCACGAGTCGGGTTCGGCTGAGTGGTTGGCGTTGCGTGAGGGTGAGGCGGTTGTGACCGGCACTCTTGTTGGGCAGATTTTGGGTTTGAATCCGTGGGAATCTGCGTTCACTGCTTGGGCTAAGGCCACAGGCAAAATTCCTAATGAGGTGAAGCAGTCGTTGGCGATGCGCTTTGGTCAGGTGTTCGAAGACCCGATCAAGTTGGTGTGGTCTGAGCTGAATCCTGGTTATGAGATTGTGAGCGATGTTGGCACTTGGGCGCATGACGAGTTTGATTGGGCGCGCGCGAATCCTGATGGTTTGCTGATTTACCCTGACGGCACTAGCGGCATCCTTGAAATCAAGACCAGTCGTGTGCCGTTCGATGAAGTGCCACCACATTATCGGGCGCAGGTGCTTTGGTATTGCTTTGTGATGGGTGCGACTAAGGCGAAACTGGTTGCGTTGTTTGCTGGCAACGATCTGCGCGAGTTCGACATCGAATTTGACCAGTGGGAATTTGATGCGATGTTCGCGGCTGTTGAGCGTTGGCGCGACTGTGTGCTGAACGACACCAAACCTGATTGGGATGGGTCTGCCAGCACCTTCGAAACGGTGAAGGCCATCAACACCGGCACAGCTGACACGGCTGTTGACCTGGGGGATTTGGGTGTTCATGTTCAGAACGCACAATCAGACTTTGACAAGGCGGCTGAGTTGCTGACAGAGTTGAAGTCGCGCACCATCGATGCTTTGGGCGAGGCTAAAACTGGTTTCGTTGATGTCGGTGGTGAGCAGTATGTTGTTTGCACCAGAAGCGTGAATCGCAATGGTGTTGTTTCACTAACTATCAAGAAGGGTAAAAATGTCTGAGAACATTTGGGAATCACAGCTGGAAATCAACCAGATTTGCGACAAGCGAATTGCGTTGTTGGATCAGCAGTTGTCTGCGGTGACTGCGTTGGTTATTCGCCAGGGTGAGTTGTTGCAGGAGTTGGCTAAGTTGGCTGCGCCGACACCACCGGCTGACTGCACGGCGAAGCACTGTGCGTGTGACATTGGTGAGATGTAATGGCACAGTTCAATCTGGCCGATTACGAAACCGTTGAGCAACGCCATGCCAGGGTCATTGCACAGTTCCCTGACCTGCGCAGCATCATCATCAATCACACAACACCGGCTGACCGTGCTGTTGGGATGTGGGTGGTTGAGGCGCGAGTGTATTTGAACGCGGCAGACCAGGCAGCTGATTTGCCGAAGGCTACTGAGTGGGCGTTTGAGATTGATGGTGCTGGTTTGGCTAATAAGACCAGCGCGTTAGAGAACGCCTGCACATCGGCTTTGGGTAGGTCTTTGAGGTGGGCTTTGGGTGGTTCTAAGGGTGCTAGTCGTGAGGAAATGTCGAAGGTGGCTGCTGGTAAGACACCATCGAAGCGTGACTGGTTGGCTGAGGCCGACAAACTAGCATTGACCTATGATGTTGACAGTTTGCGTTTGTTATACACCGATGCGGTGGCCGCTAAGGTTGCGCCTGAAATCTTGGAAAAGATAAAGGCGTATGGATCAACGGCTAAACCGTAAAATCCTGCTCGCTTCGATTGTGGAGTTGCAGGAAACGATTGCTTGGGAATTTTGGCATGGGTCTGCTGACACTTGTGAAGTTTT